ATAGTCCAGTTGTTATCTGATGCTTGAGGAGAGAATGATGATGACTCAGTTAGACCTGAGAAACTACACTTGTTAATCACATAGAACTTTACTGCTCTCTCAAGGTCAGTACCATCTTTGAGACTATCTCTATAGTCGTTGAATAATTCTCTTGCTTTATCACGATCATTATACTCTTCTTTTAAATCTTTTAGATCTGATGTCAACTCTTCTCCATTCTGTTGTAGTTGTACCCAGAAATTATAGAGAGGTTCATAACAATCGTTGACCCAGATAGGTAGATCTGGAAATTGTTTTGTCATAGCAATAGCAAAACTACCACCACCCAAAAACGGTTCACGAAACTCTGTGATATGTTCTGGTAGGAACTGGAATAGTTTTTGTACTGCTCTGGACTTACCGCCAGGATAACGCAGTGGTGTCTTCAAAGATTTCATAAGTAAGTTGCGACTAACACGACACGTCTTGTACCATTACAGGGTTGCTCAATACTATGGAACCCATCAAATATAATTATATCATCTTCTTTCGGATTATGCGACTCCCCTTCAACATTTGTAGCACCACACTCAAATTGATTTAGGTATACTACTATATTATTTGTCTCAAAATTATGATCCATGTGTAACGGTGTAGTATGTCCATCAGTTTCATGAGTACAGTTGACAACCATCCTAAGTACACTCTTAACCTTGATATTATTTGCCATGAAGATCTCTAAGAGAACCTTGTTAGCAATGTTCAACCAGTCTGATTGTTGAGTAGGCATGAGTGCTTCTTCAAAGCCAGGTCTCGCTAGTATAGTATGATAATAGTGAGCAGGACTAGCACCATCACCATGAAAATAATTCCAAGGGAAGGCACTGCTCATGACATCACTCTTGAACCTACGATAGGTTTGTGTATGTGGGTTATGTAATTGTGTTATCATTTTTTACGTATCTCCATGACTCCCATCTTCTTGGATTCTCTTCTCTGTTTTGCTTTGATCTTCTGTTCTTTAAGATCGTTCCAATTTATTGTATTCAATTTCTCTTTGTTACAGCACCCACATAGGAGTTGGAAGTTATCTGGTTCTAATTTTAAGTTCCAGAAATATTTTACTGGTAGTATATGATCTACTACAATTCTATTTTGATTCCACTCTCTTTCTAACTGCTGTTTCTCACGTTCGGATCTGCCCATTTTGATAGGTGCCTTCTTATAGTTTGGATCAGGACTACGACCACACTTATGACACTGAAAAGGTTTTGGTTGCTGTGACATATACTTATCACGTGCGTTCTTCCATGCGGGTGTCTCATAAAATTCTTGCGTCTCATAATAAGGTATGTCAGTTCTCTCTAACTCTGGATAATTTTCTAGACTATACTTGGTTTGTGTATGAAGTGGATAGGGTATAGGTGTGAAAGGTTTTCTTGTTGCTAGGTTCTTCCTTATTTGTTCCTGTCTCTTACCTTCTGCTACTAATCTTTCTGCTTCTCTTCTTTTTTCTCTCCTTTCTCTTAATTCTGCTGTTGCTTTCTTCTTTGCCTTCTTCTTTTTCTTTGCTGCATATGCTCTTTTCTTTCTGGTGACATAGTGGTAGTCATCTATAGGACCACATGAGTCTGTAAACTTGGTGATGTTACGCATGTACTCATCGTAATCTATATACTGCCAACACACATTAAAGGAAGGATCTTCCCTCCTCTGCTCTCTTATCCACTCCTGTTGAGCAGGAGAGAATGCGATCATATTATCTGTTCTATAGATTCTTACACTACCTTCTCTGTACCTGTATTTTTCAATCATTTGAAGTTACACTCCACCATAATTTCTGTCATTGCTGCTAGTAGATTGATCTCCTGATCAGCAACGAATGCTATCTGATACTGATACTTTGCGATGATCAGTACAGCAGCAGGGATACTACGTGGTTCTAACTTCGCATACAATGAGTCGTATAGAGTACGTAGTATGATATTGGGATCATTGTCTAAGTTATCAACAACCCACTGTCTAACATTACTATAATCTTTCCTTGCTAAGAAGTCAACTAACTTGTCAATGTTAGTATCAATCATAGCAGATAATATACCTGTGTCAATACTTCCAGAGGTAGAATATCTCTGTAGTTCATTGAGCACACGTCTCCAATCTGGGAAGTGTCTTTGTATAAGTTCTGCTACTACCTTCTTATCATATGCTACCCCTTCTTCATCCAATATATTATTCAACCTACTGAAGAACGATGCCATGATCTGTTGCTTCTCATTCTTCTGTATACCAAACTCAATACAACTACACCGTGAGTGGATAGGTTCGATTATCTTGTTCTTGAAGTTACAAGTGAATATGAACGAACAAGTCTTATGAAATTCCTCAATGAATCCACGGAGGAGAAGTTGTACGTCGTGAGTGGTATTGTCTGCCTCATCAATAATAATGACCTTGCGTGAGGATCCACCCAAGAGGGAAACAGTTGATGCAAAGTTTTTCGCTTGACTCCTGACGGTATCAAGGAACCTGCCTTCGTCAGATCCGTTAATAACATAATAGTCTACTCCTAATTGTTTACATAAAGCTTTTGCTACGGTAGTCTTACCGATCCCCGCTGTCCCAGACAGCAATAGATTAGGTACGTTACCCTGCTCTACAATCTGTTGGAAGGTATCCTTAATACGTTTGGGTAGGATACAATCTTCAATCTTCTGTGGACGATACTTTTCGACCCAAAGAAATTCACTCATGATAAAACTGTGTTAATTAAAATCCGAGTCTGATGCTCGGAGGGGGAGTATCCTGTATGAAGATAGTTCCCATCAAATAGTACCATACGTCCTGCCTTGGGAGCAATACGTTCCTTGATAGGTAGGTTACCTGTCTCAAGGTATGTCTCTGCCCACTTAGTCTTATGGTCATATATTACTGTATCCCCATCACTATCATTAACATATACTATACACGCTACGTGCGGTTGATCTATGTCAATGTGAGGGGGATGTAGGTATCTGTCATGTAGAACTGTCATGTCTAGTCTACACCTCAGAATGTGATCTGCCTTTGCTATATCTTTGATACGATATATCAGAGGTTGTATTAGTGTTGCTATAGGAGTCTCTTCAAACTTGTCTGGTTTCCATGGTGGTACTAGACCAATAGAAAAACCAAAGTCTTCTATCAAAGAATCATCGTATTCAGAAAGAGATTGTGACCCTTGAAAGTACCATGGGGTACTAGCAGGATCACACGCACTCTGTATAGCTTCTAGGTATGATGGCGATACGAAGTCATCGTAGATCGCTAGATCAATTTTCCTCATAGGTTGAATCAGGTTCTAGAGCAATAAGGTATACAACTCCATCGGAGGAGACCCACTGACTAGCACCAGACTTACTGATCCTTACATTGTAACCTGTGTTAGCGTTACTATAATCTAGTTTAAATATATTCTCTGACTTGAGATTGAAAGAGAATGTAGCATCAGTTGTACCCACACCAATAGAGTATGTGTTAGAGGATGCGTTCTCTCTATCTCTAATTTCAATAGACACAGTTCCATTCTTACCTACAATAGCAATGTCTTCTAAGTGACCATAGATTGATAGAGCAGTTCTGATCTTATTAAGATCACCAATACTCAAATCAAACTCACACTCAATGCTAGGTAACTCTGGAAACTCAGCAGGAGGTTGCTGTACAATAGAAGGATCAGCAAAGAAATATTTTGCTGTAGTCCTGTCTGTTTTGACAGTAACGTATGCGTCATTACTAAAGATAAGATCTCCTTGGTTATCAGTAAGACTCATGACCTTGAGGAACTCATCTAGATCATAGATGGCAAAGTCTTGTGGGAATGTTTCCTCGACAGGTGTCTTAGCAAGAACATTCTTTTGGATTGATAAAGAAGAAATCTCATTTCCTTCTTTAAATTGAATCGACCTGTTGATCTTTGACATGTTAGTCAAGATTCTAATAGTGCGATCAGAAAGTTTCATAGGGTTCTGTGTGTTCACGTGTTTTTTCTGTAAAATGATATAGGAGTACGCAATAATGAATTGCTTTAAGAATGTCCCTGCTAGGGAATCCCTTCTTATCGTATCGAGACAAATACTTAATAGCATTTGAACGACAGAAAGCAGGAGCATCGCCCACTGCTTCGATAAGATCTAAAGTCTGTACGTTGGTCTTATCTGAGGTGTAGTGACCCTTGTAGGTGCTAGTGATATAATCCATAGCATCCTTGAGTCCTTGATCCTCGTTATATTTACAACGTAGGGTATTGTCTTCAATACCCATTGTCTTTTCTTCCATGCTTTCGATTGATTGTCGGAGCATATGCGTTGCTGAATCTTTGTCCATAATCTATACTACACTGTTGTTCCTACTTTGTCAACGTCAAAGTCAACGTTAGCATCTACCTTGTCGTACAACTCTTGGAATGCTTGCTTGGTCTCGTCATCAAATCTGTTGATACAAGTAGAGATAGCTTTTGCTTTATCCTTAAAGATAGCATATGCCTTAGCAATATGTACGAGTCTACGTGTGGAGATTACCTCATCAATACCACCGTCCTTGAAGGTACGACGGATGATGTCTGCCCAATCACATAGGTGCTTGATGTAGTCCTTGTCATCACAGTGGAAGGCAAGAATTTTTGCTTCGGTTACAGGTGTAGGATACTCCTGCTCGAATGTGATAGGGAATCTCTCAAGGAATGCTTCGTTCAATACATTAGTACCTACGAATCTTCCGTCATCAGATCCCTTACCTTTAGTATTAGCAGTAGCGATCACTGTGAATCCTGCTGCGGGTTTCACATACCTACCGATCTTCTTAAGGAAGACACCCTTGCCTTCTAAGATAGATTGTAAGCATAGAATCTTGTTAGATGCTAGGTCAACTTCGTCAAGTAGAAGAACAGCACCCCTTTCAAGTGCCTCTATGACAGGACCATTGTGCCAAACAGTGTCCCCATCAACAAGACGAAAACCACCAATAAGATCATCCTCATCAGTTTCAATAGTAATGTTTACACGGATCAACTCACGTCCCTGAGCAGCACATGCTTGCTCTACGGAGTATGTCTTTCCGTTACCAGATAGACCAGTAATAAACATAGGGTAGAACTGCTTAGATCCCAAGACTTTTTTGACATCCTTGAAGTTACCGAATGGTACGAACTCAGCATCCTTAACTGGAACTAAGTTTTGTACAATACTCTGCTCTGTTTTTAGTGTAGCAGAAGTTGTTGGAGTTGTCGATGGTGACGCAACAAATGTGTCCTCTAGTGCCTGTCTCTGTGAAGCAAGAGACGCAAGATTCCACTGACCTTTAGTGTTA